GTCCGGGTGCAGTTTGCAAAGCCTCTTGGCCATCTCCGTGATCACGTCACCTGCCACGTCGAGCCTCCTTGGCTGGTTGCTTTTCTGGCGGCTTTGGCTCGGGCTTCGCCACCACCATGTACCCGTCATCGTCCAGCGTGAACGGCGGCTGCTCCTCGTCATCCAGCGGCTCGGCGTCAAACTGCGGGCGGGCCGCCTTCTCGGGCTTTTTCCTCGGCATGGCTGGCCTCCTCCCTGCGGGCGTTGGCGATGGCGCGTCTGACAAGCATCCTGCCAGCCATGTCAACGAACGGCAGTCCACGCTCCTCGGCTGATTCCTTGAGAAACGCCAGAATCTCGGCCATGCCTTCGGGCGACTCGCACCACTCGCAGCCCTTATCGTCCATGTACCTAGCTCGAGCGTTGCACTTGCAATCGGGCGACGACACGATGCGGAATGGCCATCCGGCGAGCAGTTTTTTTAATTCGGTGCCAGGCCCTTTTGGACAAACGCGCACATGAGACAACGACTTGGCAACGTGCCCGCATCGCTTGCACCTATATTCTTGATCGTAAACGCACCATCGATCACGGTACCGTTGCTGAAAATGTTCCATAAGCGTTGTCGCCGTACAAAGTTTGGAACGTCTCAAACACACAGTTGCCAGTCACCGTGCGGCTGGAATTGTTATCGTTACCAATACTGCCAAATGAATTATTGTTGAGTTGGCCTATGGCCCCGTATGAATGAATTCTGGTGTTGGAACCAGTAGCAAAACACGACACGCGATACTCAATGAAAGATTGCGAAGACAAATCAATTCTCCAATACCAACGCACATCGCCTTCCGTTCTGTTGTACGTTAGGGTGTAGCTGCCAGAAAGCGACGCATACCTGCCAGTGGCGACAACGGTAATATCGACGGTATCAGGAACGCCATTCGGGCAATTGCATTGTGGTTTTGCTTGACAACAACACGCCATCGCTAAACCGCCAATTTTACGAACGTTGAGGTGAATGTGGATTGAACAATCACAACCGATGCGGTAACAAGCGTTTTTCCAATTGTTATTGTGCAGGCAGAGGTATTGAGCGAGGCCGAAAGCGACACGTCATTCATGACCGTTGTGTAAGCAGTTGATCCTGCAAAAATCGCGGTCGCCGTCGCCAGCGGCACGTCGATCAAAAACCACGCCGTACCGTCCTTTGCTATTCCGCAATCGCCACCAGTTGTCCCGGTTATCGGGAAAAAAAGATTGTTGACAGCAGCCGTGTTCGGCGTGTTTGTCGCGTATTTGTAGGTGACGGTCTTGCTCGAACCGATCGACCACGCTCCGGTGAAGGTGGCCACGCGGAAGACCTTCTGATTCACGCCGCCGAGTCTTGATCCAAACGTCAGCGGCCCAGCGTCCCTGTCGCCGCCCTCGACGGTTCGCACAACCTTTGCGATCCGCTCAGCGGCTGGCCTGGTGAACGTCATCCGCTCGGTCTGCGATGGTTTGCCGTCTGGCCTCTGCGCCATGCTTCATTCCTAGAACGGAGGCGCGCCGAAGTACGAGGCAAAATTTACGGCTTTATTCACGCGGCGTTCAAGGATGATCACGTCGCCAGAGGTTTGCATTGCGCCTGCCGCCGTAAGCGCAACAACATTTGCGGAAGGCACGTCTGTTTCAACGCCAGCTTCATCCCTGTATTTGACCGTTGCCCGCTTCTTGGTGCCGCCTTCCAAGTAGTTCCATCCAGCATTAGGCAGGAACAGGTTGTAGCCGCTCTGTTTGTAAGAGAGCTCTACACTCACCTGCCAGTATGTGACCTGCGTGCCGTTGACGACTTCTGTCGTTTGCTGGCCGCCAATTCCAAGGCACTGCCACTGGTGTGGCGATGCCCCAAGATAGGAATCGGCATTCAATGCACCTGTGACAGCCACAGCGTTGGCCGCCGGGAAGGACGCGCGGTTCCCGGCGATCGTTACACGCAGCTCACCCTCAATCGCTTGGGCACCCTCGATGATGTCGCCGGCCGCGTTCACGAGCGGCTTTATGTCTGCGTTGCCGCTGCCGTTGTAGTAGCGGAATGTTGGCACAGCCACGCCGCTAGTTGAGAATGACCACACATCGGCCCGTGCCAGCGGGCTCGCCTGGTACTGCGCCGTGCCAACATCTGGCGTCCCATACCTGTATGTCAGCTCGGCGTTGAACCTGCCTGTCTCGTTGATGCTGCCCTCGAGGCAGAGCAGATACGAGTACTCTGGGTGTGCCGCGCCGTGATAGATGCCGACAGCGTCTAGCATCGCTTGATGGGCGGTCGGCCCGTCGAGCGTCAGCGCATACCTGAGCTCGGCGGTCGGGCTTTCGCCAAACTTGTGGCTGAAAGTTCGCGGCATGATTTCTCGTTGCGAGACTACGGCCATCAGGCACCAAGGATTTCTACTGGTGACGATCCGATGAGAATCAGCGCCTGCCTGATTTCATCGAGTTTTGCCAGTTGCTGGCGACGTTGGTCGATGGCTGGATCTTGGCGGCCAGTCGCCAAGGCAAGCAGCTGCGACGCACCTTCATGCGTCCGCACGTCGGCCAACTGCAGTGCGTTGGCTGACGGCCTCGACAACTCGGCCGCAATCTCCTTGCGGATTGCTATGCCCTCGGCAGCAAGATTCCGAAGGGCGTTCTGTGCCTCGCCGCCGTCTATCAGTTTTCTGTCGAATGCCTCGCGGACTGCCTTGAACTGGTCAGCGATGGTCGTGGCCGGTTTGAGGATGTTCGCGTCCACGCCGAGCGCCTGCAGCTGCCGCTCGCGATCCTGAGCCTTCGCCTCCTTGGTCGCCGCCTCGGCAAGCCTAAGACGCTCGCGAGCACCTGCTATAGCCTTTGAATCGGCGCTGCGTTTGGCAGCCGCCAGTGCATCCTCTGCAGCCTTCAGTTCCATACTGATTGCCAGCAGATCTTTGTTGAGCTGCAGCCTGCTCTTCTCGGCGTCGCTGAGTCCTGCATTTGCCAGATCGACAACTCGCTGCCGTGACTCTTGCGCTGCCTTCCTGGCTGCGTCAGCAGCTGCCTCAGCCGCTGCTGCGTCGGCCCGGCGGGCGTCCGCCTGCTTCGTCAGACTGTCCGTGAACGACCGGGCCGCAACCTCAAGCCTACGCATGTCGATCTTTTGATAGCTCGTCTCGACGTTGGCCTGGCGGGCCAGATCGCGAAGATTCTCAAACTGCTTCAGTACGTCGGCCGGCACTTGGCCGATGCTGCCGAGCTCTTGCGCCAGCTTCTTGATGGCGGCCTCAGCCTGGCCGAGCGACTCCTGCGCAAACTCCACGACGTTCAAGTCTGGAATCTTTAGCGCGTCCTTCGCCTTCTGGCCAAACTGTTCGGTGCTGGCCGTCGCGGCGGCGAGCTGCTGCCTGTACTTTTCAAGTGCCTGCTTCGGGTCATCCAGGCTGACCTTCACATCAGCAGCCGCCAACTTGCTTGCGAGAGCCCATTCAATCGCCGCCCCGGCAAGCAGGCCAAGGCCGACAACCAGCACTCCGATGCCAGTGCTGGCGAGCGCAGCCCTGATTGACGCCCCGAGGGCAGCAGTGGCTGTTGCCGCAGTTGAAGCCCCTGTCGCGTAAGCGTAGGCAGCAACTGCCGCCGAAGAAAAGAAAGACCCGAGGCTCGCGATTCCGGTCGTCAGCACTTGGCGATTGATGAATGCCAGGTAGCCACCGATCGCTGGCAGAATGTTCCCAGCAAGCGGCAGGGCGGCATTCGCAACCAACTGGAACACGCCAGCCAGCGTTGAGATCGCAGACGTGGCGGCGGACGCCACGGCCCGCACGTCGATCGCAGCGATGAAGGTAGCGGCATTCTCCGTGGCCGTGATCAGCGCTGGCGCGAGTTCTGCCAACACCCGAGCAGAGAATGCCTGCAGGGTTAGCTGCGTCTTCTGCAGCGAATCGTCAAGCGCCGCAATTCCTGCTGTCTGCTGCGGTTGCAGGACAATCCCGAGACGCTTCGCCTCGGCAGTCATCTGCTGGAGATAGGTAGCCCCTTCCTGAAAGATCGGCACAAGTTCAATCCCACTCTTGCCGAACAATCCGACAGCAGCCGCTGCCTGCTGTGCTGGATTGGGGAGCTTTGAAATGGCCGACACGACAGCCTCAAAAGCCTGCTCTGGCCGCAGCGTCGATAGTTCTGCAACAGACAGGCCGAGATCCGCGAACGACTTCACGGCAGAAGCATTGCCAGTTTGGGCTTCGCCGAGGTTGATCGTCAGTCGCTGCACCGACTTTCCGAACGTCTCAACCGACACGCCTGACTGGTTGGCCGCCAGTGCGTAGCCTTGGATTACGTCAGCGGCCAATCCTGTCCGCTTTGAAAGGTCATCGATGCTGGCGACGGCCCCGGCTGTGCCGCCGATGAACTGCTGGAATGCGCTAGCCGCCGTGCGAACAGTGGAGATGAACGCCCGCGACAGCTCGATGGTCTTCAGCGTCGAAACGTCTTGCTGCGTCTTCTTGGCGGCATAGCCCAGCTTCTGCAACTCAACGACGCCGGCGTTGATGCCGGACGCCATCTGCGTTGCAGATGCCGAGAGCTGGAATCCAAGGCCAATTGTCGCCATTAGTCACGCTGCTTCAGGTCTTCCGCCATGCGGCGGATGGTGTCGCGGATTTGTGTCGGGTGCTTCGGGGCCTTGTCTTCGATCGGGATGAACTTGTCTGGGTCTGGCGTTTGCTTGGAGTACGGAGCCAGCACCGCAGAGACCATCATTCCTGTCTGCTGCCACGGGTTATCAAGCGGACGGAACCACCGCGTATAGGCAATCCACTGCGAGAACTCCCGCGAGTCCATCGCGTCGATCTCGGCAACTGTTTTCTTGAGGTGCGACGCCAGGGCGAACTTGAATTGCAAGGTCGGCCTGGCGTTCATTCCCCCGCGAGTTTCTTTATCTCCTCTTCGGTGAGTGCGTTGTGCCTGAGTGCCGCATGCCACAGCCTGTGCATCACGTCGGCGCTGCGTGCCTTGATTGCCGCAACGCCTTCGCTGCCCGGATAGAGCAGATCGCCCTTGTCGTCGCAGAGGGTCCGACTGAGCAACTCGCTGCGAAAGTCTGGGATCGCCTTGCCGTCTGCCTCGAGCAGCTTGATCTCGTACGAGTCCCTGTCGCCAACGGACATTAGGCGGATGCAGACCTTGCCGTCGCCGCCCAGCTCTGGCACGTCAACCGTGATGATCTTGGCGTCTGTCGCTGCGTCGATTTGACTACGTGAAAGTGGCATGGCTACTGGAGAACCTGAAATGTGGATGAATAGCGCGTCACTCCGTTGAGTTCCGCCGTTGCACTGACAGACGTGCAGCATGCAGTGCAGGTCAAGCCCATGCCGCCGCCTGCTATCACAAGCGAGCCTCTGGTGCCGTACGCTGCAGTGCTCGGAGCGCCGAGCGTCTCGACAGTCACACTGCCGGCATCGTCTGTCCAGACGGCAGAGCGGCCCTTTGGCATCCCGCCGCCCCACGTCCACGATATGCCGACGATCTCACTGGCAGCGCCGCCGTTGAAGCTGACGGTGATGCCTTGGCTATAACTCGCCACGGGAATCCTCCCTGGCGGTTAGGCGACCTGGAACGACGCCGAGCCCTTGTTGGCATCGTTCGTTGCCAGCGTGATGCTGGACGACTTGCAGGTGGCGGCAACGCCAGACAGCGTGATGCCTCCCGTGATCGTCAGCGTGCCGGTGGCTCCCTGCGCGATCGGCGTTGCGCCAGCGTTTGTCAGGTAGTCGATCGTGACTTCCTTTCCGGTGTCGCCGGCCGAGCCCTTCAGTGGCCTCGACAGCGTCAGCACGGTTGATCCAGCGGTCTGGCCGAGGTGCGACACGTCGATGGAGTCGGTGGCGTTGTTGTCGGCGACCGTGTACGTGATGTTGGTGACAGTGTAGGTCGTCCCGGCGAATACAAACGTAGAACCTGCACCGTCGTGTGGCGTCGAGGGCATGCTTTGGCTCCTAGCTTTCTAACCAGAAAACGTCGTACTGTTGGGTGATCTGATAGGCCGGTGGCAGTTCCGAGCCAGCAAGCGTCACGAAGTCGTCAGACTCCTGCTCAAGTGACGTTTGCTTCACCTCTGTATTGTTCACGGTGCCGCCGTACCCATCCAGAACTGCCCGCATAGCGTCAGCCACCTCGCGGGCCTGCTCGTAGGTGCCACCGTAGATGCTGTATTCAAGGCTTGTGACCGGCATGCCCGTGGGACTGCCGAGCGTTTGCTGCCTGCGGATCGCCACCCGCCGCCATGTCACAAACGGCAGGCCAACCTTGTTGCCGGCGGCGTCGGTCTCTGGTGCCAGCACCGGGAAAACCTTTGCCCCGGCGAGCGCCGAGAATGTGGCGTTTGCCAAGAGAGCGGAACGCAGCACAGCTTCTGGGGATTTCATAGGCCGAAGTCTCCGTACTTGCGTTTCGTCTCACGCACGGCAGCCGACAGCGCCTTCCTCATCTCAACGTCCAAGACGCTCCGCATCTGAGGCAGCGAGCTGTCAAATGCCTTCTTGAGCGGGCGGCGTGCCGGCGAACCTGCAACGGTGCCAGTTGCGATGAAGTCCACTGGGTACAGCCCACGGCCCGTGAACGGCCCGCGTGTCTTGAATGACGAAAGAATTGGGCGGCCGACTGCCTGCTGTTTTTCTCGCTCCACGATCGTGCGGATTCGTCCGCCGAGGATCACCCGACTGCGTCGAGTGCGTCGGCTCTTGCCTGCCGTCCTCGGCTTTGTGCCGTACTCGACTAGGTGCGAGTGGTAGGCGCGGTTCGGGCCTTTAAGCACAGAGCCTCCAGGGAATGCTGGCGTGGCGGTCTTCTGGCTTTTTGCGTTCGTCGGACGCCTGAATCCTATGACGACTACGCTGACTGGGATCTGCTGCTTGTTGTTTGTGTACTTGCGGTCAACCTGCGAAACGCTTGCCAGCAGGTTTCCGGTGACTTGCCCGATGGCAGAGACCTGCGAGCGAAGTGCGGCAATTCCCGGCTGTGCCGCCTTTTTCAATGCCCGAGACTGATGCTTCACGGAGATGTCTCTTGGCAGCTGCTTGAGCGCTGCCACAACCTCATCCAGTGGCTTCAGTGCATAGGCTGCCTTGGCATACTTGCCTCGGCCCACAGCCAGCCTGATCAGTGGCTCGCCACTTGAGAACACACTAGCCATCCTTTGTCTCCTGGCAGATAGCCTCGTGCTCCGAGCGGCTGCCGTGCTCGAGCAGGCTGACGATCTCTAGCGTCCGAGAACGCCACGAGAATCGCATGCTCTGGGTTAGGCCAGGGAGGTAGCGCATCCGTACCTTGTGCGTTATCGTCACCTCTTGCTGCCCGGCAGTCAGAGCCTCTCTTGCGCTGACGCCATCGACGCTGGCCCAGACGGCCGTCGAGTTAGCCCACGTCAGCACGGTCTCGCCCAGGGCGTTGGTCGTGCCGCTGGCGACCTGCACCGTGACACGCTCGCGTAGTTTGCCAGCGTCGATCATCGGTAGGAGCCCCACTTCTGCGATGACAGCAGCGACTCCACCGCAAACTCCAGCTGCTTGGAGATACTGCCGACGAGCACGGTGCTGCGGTTCTCGTACCAGAAACAAACCAGCATTAGCATGGCGTGCCGGATCGCAGCTGGAACGCTCGTGCCGCTGGCCCCGTAACCGCCCCACCAGGTCACGCTGATGGCGTTGTCATCCTGCAGGTGCGGCGGCCACGTCTGCCCGTACAGAGTCTTCACGGTGCCCGGCACTCCGTTGCGGTCCACGCGGTAGCTGGCCGTCGAGTAGGTGGCCGTGGTGCCGTTCTCGTACGTGAACGTCAGGGCCACAGCCGTGGCCGTGCCGGCCGTCGCCATCGGTGGACGCGGCAGCTCGATGTCCATGGTGCCGTCTGGCGGGAACTTGTCGAAACGCATCACCCACTGGGTATGCACGAGCGAGCGGTCGAGGTACTGCTCGCACCACTCGCGGGCTGCCGAGATCAGCGTTGCGATGTAGGCGTCATCGTCCGTTGAATCGATCCGGCAGTGAGCCTTTGCCTCGGAAAGTGTGACAGGCTCAACGGCGGGCTGCGTCTGGCGGGTCAGACTTCGGTACTGCACGGCGTCCTCTCTTCTTGGTCGTCAGGTCGGCCGTCTCGGCTTCGTGCTCGACGGCTGCCGTCTCAATCAGTTCTGCCTGCTTGTCCTCGACAGCCACGCCTTGGGCCAGCAGCTGCGTGGCCCGCCCGCCGGGAATCTCCACGATCTGACCCTTCCGGTATGACCGCCACGCACGGGTAAATCTGATTTTCTTCATTCAGGCACGCTCCATGCAGTTTCAGGGCGTTTGCTTGTTGTCGTGAACTCTGTGGCCCACTGGAAAACGGGCTTGTTCAAATCACGGCCCGGCCACGTCACCACGTACTCGCCGTGCCCTAGTACGACGCGCGGCGTGACATAGACACGGTTGCCGCTCTCCCGCCAGTTCCGCCAGAACCAGATGTCGTCGTCCGTGCGGCCGTCGTTCCACGACTGATCAGGCCCTGGCTGAGACCAGAACCACGGCTTCCTGCACCGCTTCAGCGCGGCCGTAGAGATCACTGTGAGTCCGAAGTGGGCGCTGTCCACTTCCTGCACTGGCTCAGAAAACCACGACGCAGGCACGCTTGCGGTGCCGTCTTCTGGCGGATCATCCAGCGTGCCCTTGAGCGTCAGCATCGGGCGGCCGTCTTCGCGTTTGGTCTGCATCCCAGTCACGGCGTCGCACTGAAACGTCAGTGCCATGGCGAATAGATGCTCTACATCCTCGCGAGTGAAAAACGTGTCGTAGTCAATCGTCAGCAGATACTCGCACTTGTCTATGAACTGCTCGAAAATCCGCGTGTTCACTTGCGACCAAAACGCACCAGTTCCCATCGTCGGCCGAATGCCGAGCGGCATCAAAGCCTGAGCCCACGCAAAGTGATTGGCCGTGAACGACAGTCGTGGCATTGAGAGCACGGCCTCGACGCGAATGTCCACATCTGTCTGCCCAACCTTGACGATCATTGATGCCTCGCAAAATAGAGCGGGCGGCCCCTGTTGGAGCCGCCCGCCCAGCGTTGCATCAGTGTCAAGAGGCTTAGGCACCGACCAGGCCGATGATCGGGCCAGCGACCGTCGAGCTGCCGAGGTTCGGGTGGCTGATTGCCACGCGGGCGACGGCCCGAATCACGGTCTGGTCGCTGAGGAAGTTCACCTGGTCGCTGCTCGCAATCTCGATGCTATTCCGCACGCCGTAGTAGGAGCTGTTGGCCATGTTGCCGTACAGCGCCATGACCACGCCCGTCGAGTCCGTTCCGCTCGGGAGCCGGTCGGTGAGAACCACCGGGCTGCCGAGGAAGGTGAGACCCATGCCCTGCGACAGGCCGACCGAACCGCCCTGGTTCAGGTCGAGAGCCTGCATGCAGGTCGCGAAGAAGAACGGCGAGCAGAACCACTTGGCACCCTGACGCGAGTGCTGCGGCACGGCCGCCATCATCGCGAGCAGGTTGGCCTTGGTCACCTCGTCGGGGGTGTCACCGGCAGCCGTCACGAGCGACGCCGCGTAGGTGGCAGCAGACGCTGCCAGCAGGCCACCCGTGTAGCTGGTGACAAGACCGGCCACGGCAGGGGCGTTGCTCGGGTTACCGCTCCACGCAGCCGCCTCGACGGCGTTGGCGAGCGACAGGCCAAGCTCCGCGGCGATGAAGTCAGCGATCGACACGATGGAGTCCTGGAGCAGTTCGCTCGAGATAGCCACAGCGCCAGTCACCTTCTTAGCCGTCAGCGTGACCTGATTCATCGTCGGGTCGCTGGCAGTGATCGCCGTGTTCTCGTCGATCCAGTAGGCCGTCGTGCCGCCCGTCCGACGCGGGAACTGGAGCACGTCGCTCGGCATGGCCACGCTGGTGGCGTTCTGAGCGAAGGCCGAGTACTGATCGACGAGCCGGATGACCGTCGAGGAGAGCACGTCTGGCACGGTGTAAGAACCAGAACCAGACGCACCGCCAAGAGCACGGGCCTCGACGCCGTGATCTTGGCACCACCGCTTCGCGTCGGCGTCGCCGGCCTTGGCCTTGAACCACATGCCGACCGAGTAGGCATCCTTGGCGTTCTCAAACGCACGCAGGCGGCCCGAGAACGGGACGGCCTCAATGCGGACCTTCTCGCTCCGCTCTTCAGTCGCCTCGGGGGCGGGCGAGCAACGATCGACCACCGACCGCAGGTTCTTGGCCGACTCGACGACCTTCTTCTCAAAGTCGATCCTGGCGGTGAGTTCGTCGGCGCGCTTGTTGAGGTCGATCAGTTCGACATCACGAGCGGTCGTGTCTTCGGCCTCGATCGCACGCACGGCGTCGATCCGGTTGGCGAGAGCAGCCGCCTCGTCCTGAAGCTTCTTGAGGTTGTCCATGTGTGTTCTCCAGCGGCGGTATTGCCGATGGAGTCCACGATGCCATTACGGGCGTGGTGCCTTGCAGAAACGCACAGCGGAAACTGTTGTTTTCACAAACGCCACCGCACGAGCCCCGCACCGTGGGCACCGCAGATACCGCTGCCGCTCGTCGCCGCATGGACGGCTGGAACGGCACCGGAGTTTTTCGCCGCAGGTGCAGCGTGTTTCAGACACGGCGAAGCCTCAGAGCCCACGCCGCTGCGGCGTCACGGACCAAGGAACGCTTCACGATCTCAGCGGCCACAGCCTCTGGCTCGGGCTGCGTCTGGGTTGCCAGCCAGGCTTCGTAAGAACGCATGGCAACGGATGCAGACGTGGAAGGGTATGCCGGGTTCAGCACCGGCCCCACGTCGTAGAGTCCCGATACCTCGCGGATCTGGCGGATGGCTTTGCCGTCCTCGCCAGTGCGGAATGATTCATTCTTCGGGTCCACCGTGAAGGCGAACGACGAGCCCCGCACGTCGCGACGCTGGATCAGCTCGAGCACGTCGGCCCGGCTCACGGGCGGCGTCACCACGTACTTGAGCCCCTTGTCGTCCGAGGACAGTTCCAGCGTGCCAGACGAGGACCGGCCGAGGACGATGTTGGAATCGTGGTTGAACAGCGCCACTACGTCGCCCTTGCCACGCTGGCGGTTCAGAATCTTGTCGAACGCGCCCGGCAGAATTTCTTCGCGGAACCCGCCGAGATCAAGGGAAAGCCGGTTGTACACGGCGGCATATCCGATGATCGCTGCCCGGCCATCGGCCCGGCTCTCCACGATCAGCTCGTTTTCTTCCTCAAAGGCGAAGTCGCGGCGTTCAATTTCCATCGGTGTAGTCCTCCTGTTCGGCCTGGTCCTCGGCGGCATCAGCCGGGCTGTCTTCTACTTCGGCGGGCGGCTCGGGCATCGGCTCCGGTGGCGGCGGCTGCTGGCCCATCTGATCCAGAGTGGTCATGTTCAGCTGCACGAAGTGCCGATCGCCGTCTGGCCCAATCGGGTTCAGGTTCTCGGCCTCTCGGATTTCGTTGATCGTCATCCAACCGTTTTGCAGGGCCGACACATAAAACGCCGCCCGGCTTGTGTGGTCGCCACGCAGCAGACCGTTCACGTTGTGCTCAGCGAAATACGTCTCATCGGCCACGATGAGGTCGCGGCTGATGGCGGCTTCCCATCGCTTCAGGTGCGGCAGCAGGCAGTGCTGCACGAACTCCGTGCCCTGCACCTCGATGTTGCTGTACGTGCTGCGGGTCAGGTCTTGGATCATGTGCGGGGGCACGCGGAAGGCACGGCAGATCTCAATGACCTGATACTGCCGCGTCTCCAGAAACTGTGCCGCCTCGTTGCTTCCGCTGAGTTCGTGAGCCTTCACGCCGTTCGGCAGCACGGCCGTGCGGAATGCCCGATCAGCGCCACGGTGCATCCGCTCCCACTGTTCACGCAGCCGCTCGGCAGCCTCTACGGGGATCGGGTTTTCTGACTCCAGCACGATTCCGGGCCGGGCACCGTTGCCGAAGTAGGTGGACCCGTGTGCCTCCAACGCCTGGGCCAGGCCGATAGCGTTCTGGAAAATCTTGTATGTCGGGATCGGCTTGATTCCGTCCTCGGTCGTGAACCGCAGGCAGAAGATCTGCTCTTGGCTGTAGATCGTCTGCCGGCCAGACGGCTCCCGGTACTTGTACCGCACCGTGCCGTCTTCAAGCCGCTCGCACTCCATGCGGCTGCTGTGCAGCGGCCACAGCTCCGACACTGCACCTCGAGCACCTGGGCGAATCTCGGCGTAGCTGGCACCGTAGTGCAGGTACATGCCGGTCATCCAATCCCGAAACTCTTGGGCCGTCTGCCACGGGTTCGGCTGCAGGTGCAGGAGCCGGTACACAGGGTGGCTTGTGGCCTTCTGTTTGCCTCCGTTGGCCAGGCGTTCGTAGACGTGGAGCGGCAGGGCAGATACCGCGTCTGAGATGACCCGGATGCAGGCCGTGTAGGCCGAGCACGCCATCGAGTTGTCAGCGTTCACGCGGATGCCAGAAGGCGTCCGGGACGGCGAAACCTCGGGCCAGTCGATACCACGCAGGTCGAACATCCTAAAGTCGGCGGCGGCGTGTTCGCTCATAGGCTGATGATGTCCCAGTTCTGCTCAGGTGCCGGGGCCGTCGCCGTAGCGTGGATGCCAAGTGCCATCGTTAACGCCACGATGCCGTCGATGCGTTCGGTACTCTTCGCCTTGCTGGGCTTGATGTTTCCGGCGTGGTCCTGCTGTCTCGCCACGTTCGACGCCTGCCACGCCAAGACGGGATGCCCGCCGTGGAGCAACTTGCCGCCCACCACTAGGGCCTCAAGCTGCTTGGCGGGCGAACTCATCGAGC